ATCGGGCAACTTCAATAAAGTGTTGGGAATGTCTACTTGAGTATCATCTCTCATTTGATAATACTCTAAAACATTCCTAAGTTGATCAATTTGATTCTTTGTTGCACCATATTTGTAGAAAAGATTACTTATACTTCTCCCTTTAGTTTCGCAAATCCAACAATGGTACTTCTGATTGGTTAAATTTACACTTAACTTCTTTTTGTGATGATTACAGAAGGGGCAGTGAAATACAATGTCTGATTTACCCGCTGATTCCGAAGAACCTAGCACTTCCTCTAAAACCGATAATAATCTAAAACGCATATTTAGTTATTTTTTTTCTTCAAACCATTGCTTAGGTATCGAATAAGCCGCCCATTTTATATTGTGTTTATTGCACCACTCGGCGTAAGTAGTCTTAGCTCCTTTTGAAATTCTAACATGAGGATCCTGGAATACAATCCTAATATCTAAATGAGGGTTACATGAAATAATGTCCATCATCTTTTTTCGTTCTTCTAAAGTCCATCTTCCTTTAGCTTCTATGATAATATTATTAGGTAACTCAAAATCTGCTAAATAGGTTCTAGGAGTTTCCGGTTTTATATACTTAATAACTTTTTTCTCATATAAGTCTTTAGGATTTACTCCCAAAGATCCTGAGATTTGTAAAGCAATTGACTTCTCGAAATTAGATCTGTATCCCTCTTTCTGTGCTAGTCTAGTCTTAAATGAATTGTTAAAAAATCCTGCCATGTTAATAATCAAATTTTACAATAACATTTAAATCTACATCATCTCTTTTCTTTATCGCTTGTCCCATTTTACCTACTGCAATTAGTTCGTTAGATTTGTTATACAAGCCGATGGTAGTTATATAAGGAGATAAAGAACCTGTGAAATCATCTAAATACTCTGCACTCTTAACAGTTTTAGTAGAGGAAGGGTTCAATGTGAGATTAAAATCACCCCTCTTAATTCTACATAACATCTCAAACTCATACAAAGTTAAGCTATTTTTATAATATAACAACCAATTATTAGATAAAATTTCATGATATTTTTTATCTACACTTGTAATTACTAAGTTACCTGTTCTATAAAATACGTTTCCTACTCTACTTGTCTGGTAACATGAGATAGAAGATGTATTGTAAAGACTTGCTACATTTTGAGATGTTGCTGCTTTATTATAAAATCTTAATTCATCAATAAGTCCTGTATATCCATTTCTTCCATCAAAAGAAGATGCTCCTATCATGATATCACTTACATTGACAGTTTCATCTTTGACATCTGCTCTCGATGAATTTAATGCTCCATCAACATATAATTGAATACTTGATCCTGTTTTAACTAAGCATACATGATGAAAATTATTATCTAAAACTGAATTAGAAGATGTTAATTGCAATGTTGAAAAGCCATCTGATCTACTGAAAGACAATTTTCCTGGCTGTGGATGAGTGTGATTATGTACCGAAAACTCATAAGGGTAGTAATCCACTGGGTAGTATTTAAAGGAAGAAGATGAAAAAACATCTGTTACTACTAGATTCCCTTTATTTACTCTTTTTAATCTGCCAAATTCCTCTCTGTATAATATGGATTTTTTATCAATTATAGTATTCTTGTTACTAGTTATTACACTTTGAGATACTGGAGCTTTTAACCAAAAACTTATGGTGAAATTGTCTGCTGATTCAAAACTGACGGTATCAAAGTTTTTAGTGTGAATATAACCATCCCCATAAAATTCCGCAGCTAATCCTGTTCTAGTTCCGTTAATAGGAATACCACTTGAATAGGCTACTTGGTATGACTTTGATTTTTCTTGTGGTTCAATTACTTCGCTTTCGTATCTTATAAACAAAGTCTTTTTTCCTCCTCTGCCGTATCTATAAGCTTTATGCGCATCCTGGAATCCCCAATATCCACATAAATTATCTGTATTTAGGAAAGAACTTGTATTTATATTCTTGTCATATAAGTTATTGTGTCCATCGTCTACTAAAAGTACATTGTTGTTTAGTCCTTTTAAATATAATGTGGTTTCTTTAATCTTGTCTCCGTAATTTAAAGAAGGAATAGAAAGTAAACTAGCTGTTAAAAATAAATTCTTAGTAGTTCTATTTCTGTCCCATCCCTCTAAAGAATTAGCCCATGCAAAACCTCTCTTATAATACAAGTGGTTTAGTGAATTATAAACAATATACTTATAAGACCCATCTGCATTTTTTGGGTATGTTACGTCTTTTGATGAACTTATGTGAATAGGCCCATTATAATAAAGTCCTTGTTGTACTTTATAACCTTGATTTAAATAACTTCCGGTGAGGATATAATATTCCTTGTTTACTTCAAACGGCGCAATATTAAAATCCTCACCTCTTATTGGCGCAAATGTACTCATATTAATACTTGAGTTTTACAGTAAATATAGATTCTTCTGTAAAGTTTTTTAGTATGGGTTTAGCTAGCTTACCCACGGCAACAAGTTCTCTTTGGGCATTATAAAGACCTACTGTAGTGATATAAACTTGAGGGTTATTTACAAAATTCTCATAAATTTCTCCATTAGTTTCTGTAAGTCTTTTGGCAAGTTCCATACCTGCTGGTGAATTGGGATCTAATGGCATAGATAAGTCTCCCGGTCTTCTAGAATCCTCTTTCTTATTGTAAATAAAGTAACTGTTATTATTTGTAAAATTAAATTCTCTGTTATTAATTCGGATAAAATAGTAATCGTTATACTCTCTGATTATTCTTCTAGCTTTCATTCCTAGATAATCTCCACTAATATCCTGTATTAATGCAGATCCTGAAAATGATTTATACAACTTAATAGCATTGTATCCTTCTATTTCCGAAGCATTAGAAGTTGCAAAAGATGCAGAGAGGTCTAATTTGTCACCATCTAAAAGAACTATGCCTAGAGATGGAATTAATTTACCGTAATAATGAGGTTTAGATTCATTATAAACTCCTGTTTCTAAAGTTCCTGAAACTATATTATAGGAATATCCTACATCAGTATAATCAGGATTTATGTTTGTTTTAGAATCATCAATTAATCTGAGAACTCTGTTAGTACCCGCTAGTTTTACATTTGAGCCAGTGTGTGTAGCTCTAGTTCCTCCTCCTGCCAAGAATCTAGATCCGGATAGATGTGCAATATTTAGTTCTAAAACACCTGCATCTAACCTATCTTTTAATCTATCTGACTGATAATTTATAACATATATACTATCGGTTTCTTTTCCTGCAAGATTAAATTTAACATCAGCTCTACCTAAAACTAGATTTCTATACTGACTATAAATAGCTCTAGTAGGAGTTATATTAATTTTATTTCCTTCGTCTAAAGATCCAGAACCTCCGCTATGACCATAGGCTATACTAAATTGAATAGAAGATGTTAAAGATGTTTTTGGATTTTCATCATATACATGTGTATAATATCTACTATAATTCTCAGAAGTACTACCGGTAAAGAAAGTAACTAAATTTCTTACATTATTAGAAAATAAACCCTCTGTTATGTCAAATACATACTTTCTGTTATCTATTGGATTTATTTGCTTTAACCATGATGCCCTAGGTACAAATCTAGTCGTAGTAGTAGTAGTAGTAGTTGTAGGAGGAGGGGGAGGGGGAGTAGGTCCGGGACTTGGACTAGGGCCGGGACTTGGACTTGGACCAGGGCCGGGACTTGGACTTGGACTTGGGCCAGTTGGACCAGTTGGGCCGGTTGGTCCCGTAGGTACTCCTGTAGATCTAGTATAAGTAACTCTTAAATAGTTTCCGAACACTCTCCTTCCAGGAGGTACGTTGTCCTCCGGTCTATTCAAAGTAAAAGTAAATTGACTCGGAGTATCCCAACCTGCAATAGGACTGAAAGTTAGAGTGTTTACCGATGTAGATTTACTAAAGTAAGCAGTATTTGCTATTTCGTAAGTGTAAGAAGATGCTGAGGGGCCTAGTTGGGATAAAGTTACATCCTCAAATGAAGGCACTGAAACTCTTGTTTTATCATTTGATACTGTTACTACAGGAGTGCTAAAAGCACTGGCGTTTATTATACGGCCATTTTCCACAAATTGAACTTGAACTCTTAGAGTACCATCTTCTGAATAAATTGAATTACCATTTTCTTCCTCCCCGCCCCCTGGGGATTCACAAACAGGATCAGGTGGGTAAGAATCAAATTTATAATTAAATCCAGATAAACCTCGATAAGTTCTTAAGTAATCATCTAATGCTTTTTGCGTTAAAGAAGGTTGATTTCCATCATAGTATAAATCACTTGGAGCAACTCTTTTAACTAAGCCTCCTTGGCAGTATACAACATATATTTTTCTAGTGCTAGGGTTACATACAGGATTTACTGGTTCTTTATCTACAGCAAGAGTATAATTACCTCTCACTAAAAAATCTTTTTGACTTAATTCTCTAGATGTAAACTCTTGTAATTTAGCATTGAAGTTAGATTCACTACCATCAAAAGGAATATAGGAGGACCCTACATCATAATTCTTTATAATTCCGTCCTCGCAATATTTAACATTTACTTTTCTATAGGTGGGAGGAGTAGGAGTGCCTGTTCCGGTTGAACAGATAGCTTTAACTGGTTTTACGTCGTAGTTAGTAGAAAGTCCGCTGCCAAATCCTAAATTCCTAGCAGTAGTTTCATAGTCTAATTTTTTTCCTTGCAGTTCTGATTCATTATTATAAGCTATTGTCACCGAATCTTCAACTGCTCCGGATGTGGTACAATATGTAACGTATAAAATTTTTGATTTTGATAAACAAGAAGGGATAGGAACCGGTTGAAAATCTACTACAGCGTTTGGGTCTATTGATTTATATTCGCTTTGAATAGATGCAACTTTAGTATTTCTATCCGTATCTGAAATTACGGATATTGTCCTTATTCCGAATCTTGGCTGGCCACCTTGGCAATATGCATAGTATAAACTTATGTTTTGTGTAGGTATGCAATTTAGATTATCTGTTATAGGAGAAAGGCTTGCTCTTACTTCTTTAAACCCTCTGCTTTCAAAATCTAATTCAACATTTGACAGTAACTGATCTCTTGTTGTTTGAGATTCAAATATATAGTAAAGATCGTCTGTTTTTTCTTGAACTTGATTATTACAATAAGCTATATATACCCTAATTCCAACTCTATCAGGTCCTGGTGGTGGTGCCGGTGGTGGTGCCGGTGGTGGTGGTGCCGGTGGTGGTGCCGGTGGTGGTGCCGGTGGTGGTGCCGGTGGTGGTGCCGGTGGTGGACTAGTAACGGATATACAAGCTCTATCAGGAGCATCAGTGAATTCTACTCTAGGATTAACATATCCAAAATTAGCCAATTCTTGACTTTTAAAAGATTGTCTTAAAGTCGCTTCGTTGGGATTACTTGTAGTAAAAGTTTCTGTTTCTCTAAAAAAAGTACTTCCGGCACAGTAGGAAATATATAATGTATATGTTGTAGATCTATCCCTAATTGTCAAAGAATTAGTAGGGTCATAGAACCATCTATCGTACTCATTTTGATATTGTTGTCTAAGATTAAAGTCTAAACTATTTAAAAAATTTTGTTTATCTTGTTCAGATAAATAGTAATATATATCGTAAGCTATAAAGTCCATCGTACACTATATTTTCACCGTTAAGTATTGATTCTTAAAAATCTAATTTTACTTTCAAAAGAGCTTCTCTAGTAAAACTTTTCTGTAAAGGTTTTGATAGTTTAGCTACCGCAAGTAATTCATAAGAATCAGAATACATGCCTACTGTTGTAATATACACTTTAGGGTCATTTATAAATGTAGGCTGAGAGAAATCTCCTTCTGATCCTGTAATAAAAGTAGGATTATTACTAAAATTATATCTGTCATTTCTAACTCGTACAAAATAGTGAGTAGATTTTACTTTTTCTGAACTTCTAGCTTGAAACCCTAATTTATCTCCTGACAAATCTTGGAATTTACCAGAACCAGACATAGACCTATAAAGTTTAAAAGCGTTATCTCCCGCGACTTCAGAACCAGATACTGTTCCGAACGAAGCAGATTTGTCAAGTGCTGTACCGTCCATTACAACAATACCTAAATTAGGATATACTAAACCAAATTTTTGAGGATTGCTAGGATTATATATACCTGATTCTAAAGATCCTGACACTAAGTTGTAAACTTTTCCGGCTGTAGTCACAGAAGCAGGATTAGATTTTGAATCGTCTATTAGCCTCATGTATCTACCATTTCCAGCTAGCCTAACATTAGATCCGGTATGCGTAGAATTTTGTCCAGGTCCATTAATAAATTGAGAGCCAGATAAATGAGCTATGTTAATTTCTAAAGTGCCTACATCTAATGATTCTCTTAATCTAGCTCTATTTACATTAATTACATAAATACTATCTGTAGATTTTCCATTAATTGTAAATTTTTTCTCCCCGGGGTCTAAACATAATTGCTTATACTGACCATAAATAGCTCGAGTAGGAGTGTCGTTTATTTGACCTCCCTCATCAGCAGAGCCAGAGCCATTATATTGACCGTAAGCAATGCTAAATTGAGCTTCGGAGCCTAGAGCATTTGAAGAGCTATTAAAAATTTCGTAATAATATCTCTTTTGAGTAGCCGTTTGTCCGGAAGATGTAAAAAAAGTTGTTAAGTTACCGTCATTATTTGAGAATAAAGCTCTAGTAATTACTTCTTCTTGGTTAGGTACAATATCGGCTGTATTGAATGTAGTAAATATATCTGTATTTGCCATTTTTATTTTATTGTTTATTCAGTTATTCCGGCTCCAGGAGTTGTTCCTGTAGTAATTCTGTTCACTGTTAAGCTAATGGATACTCTACCTCCGGTTTCGTTTCCTACTATTGCTAACGTAGCCTTTCTTTGATTTAGCGTAGAACCTTTTGCTTTTAAAGTAAATCCTAGTCCAGTTACACTTATTGCCTGTGCGGCTTCTGTGTCTGTAATAGCTCTAGGAGTAGAAGCAGCTAAGTCTTGACCGTTATTTTGCGCAGGAGTTCTAGTTACACCAACAAAGGAAGCAACATCGCTATCAGATAAAGTTGCGGTATATCCAAAAGTAGTATTTCCGCCTTCAAAATTTATAGTTCTTGGAGATATTGTTATTTCTTCTCCGTTTGTTAGAGTCACTGCTGTTTGACCTACAGATATAATTGGTATTCTAACCGTTCTCTTAGGTAACGTAACCAATTTATACTTCATCATTTGAGTTTCATCCACTACAGCTTCTGTTAATGGCATGTTCTCTAAGGTAATTCCATAATATGCCGTACCTAGTGGATGATCTGTATTCCATAATGAATAATCAATTTCATCATCGGCTAATGCAAAATGTGTAATTTGGAATTCATTTCTTCCTCGTGCAAGTAATTCCCGTCCTCTGCGGGTTAAAATAGCATCTACTGTTATTTGGTTATTGTTTAGGTATCCCATTTTGTTTGTTTTATAATAAATACTTTGAAATATAATATTTTACACTATTATTTGATTTGCGCTAACCTCTCTGTATTCTACAACAGGTCCGCCGTCAATAGTGTCCGTTGTATCCACATTAAAATCTAATCCGGTTAATTTACAACCAGTGAATCTAAGTCTATTAGGTACAGAGTCTTCAACGTATTGGTAGTTAGTAGGAACTAGAGAAGATGAATAGTAATTTTTTGTGTTTATCAATGTCGCCAGGTTTAAATTTTTTTGATATTGTGAAGAATAATTTACGGCGGTGCTAGATGAGTAATGATATACTACTTTTTTATATGCTAAATTAGTTTTTTCAGATTCTATAATAGATTGAGTAACATACAATTTATTCCTATAAATATTTCCAGCATCATTTATTACATATTCATTCTTATATAAATATTCTTTTAGTTGCAATTTAGTTAGTGTAGAATTAAAATTATGGAAACTAGATGACAAAACATAACTATATGCATTGTTGTCATTGTAAAAATTATTGATATTGAAATTAGTAACTTTACCCACTAT